CCAAGCAATATCTCCCCGATAACCACATCTACGGTCCTAGCCGGTCCGTGTACGGGCCAACCCGAGCAGAATTGATAGGGATACTCACCGGATGACTACGCCGCTCTATGGGGCTACTGAGCCTCGATTACATAGCCCTTATCTCAAGACTAAAAATCGTGGCCAAGAGGTATCGGATCTAGCAGACTCGATAGGCGTACCGCTTTTACCATGGCAACGCTTTGTAATTGATGACATGACCTCGGTATCCGATGAGGATCTATTTATCCGTAAGACAAACCTCGTGCTCGTAGCTAGGCAACAAGGTAAGACTCACCTCGCGCGTATGATGATGCTCGCGCATATGTTTTTATTTGATAGCCCTAACGTGCTCATTATGAGCTCCAATAGATCGATGGCTTTAGACACCTTTAGGCAGGTGGCCTACGCGATCGAGGGCAACTCAGAGCTCTCTCAGCAAGTACGGCAGATTAGGTACGCTAACGGCACCGAGTCGATCGAGCTTAAAAACGGGCATAGGTTAGATGTGGTAGCAGCTACGCGCGACGGCGCTCGCGGCAGGTCCGCCTCATTTTTATACATCGATGAATTACGCGAGATTAGCGAGGAGGGGTATCAAGCTGCAACACCTACGACTCGCGCCAAGGCTAACGCTCAAACACTACTAACTAGCAATAGTGGAGATGCATTTAGCACCGTGCTTAATTCTTTGAGACAAAGATGTTTAGAGAGCCCTCCGCCGTCGCTTGGCTACTATGAATATAGCGCCGAGCAATTCGCTCGTATAGATGATCCTAAGGCGTGGGCCATGGCAAACCCGGCACTTGGCTACACCGTAACGCTCGAGGCGCTGGCTGAGGCCGTCGCTACTCAATCTATTGAAACTACTAAAACTGAATTGTTGTGCCAATGGATCTCGTCTACGGCGAGCCCGTGGCCTTACCTATCTGTTGAGGAGGCCGGCAATAAGGATCTTAAGCTAGTACCCGGTCCGCTGACCGTGTTTGGCTTTGATGTGGCACCGTCGAGACGTAATGGATCGCTCGTAATGGGCCAACTACTCGATGACGGCCGCATAGGGGTAGCGGTGCTCGAGGTATTTCATAGCGATATAGCTATCGACGAGCTTTATATGGCTAATCGGATCGCTTATTGGGCTAAACAGTTTTACCCGCGGACCGTTTGTTATGACAAGTACACGACGGCCTCAATCGCTAAACGCCTTGAGGTAAACGGGATCCACATAACCGATATATCCGGGCAAAAGTCGTATCAAGCGGCAGGGGATTTACATCAAGCTCTCTCTAATAAAAAGCTCGCACACTCGGGCCAAGATGAGCTCGTAGCACATATGCAAAATTGCGCGGCTAAAGAAAGTGATGCAAGCTGGAGATTAGTAAGGCGTAAATCGGCCGGGCCGATCGACATAGCTATCGGGCTAAGTATGGTCGTCCACGTACTTAATCAACCTCTAGGCGAGGCCAAAATCTATATGTAGACACGCCGCATAATACCTGATTTTGTGCTTGACATTTTGGGAAAATCGCTCCATGGGATTACTCCAAACTTTAGGGTTTAAGTCAGCTGAAAAGCCGGCTATCGAGGCGCAATACGCACCCGCCGTAATGGATACTACTTACGGCTATGGATCATTTAATACTAATAGCTCTTTTGGATATAACGGTATTGGTATTGATCGTAACTTTGCTTTACAAGTAGCGAGCGTTGCACGATGCCGCAATTTAATCGCCGGAGTTATTGCATCTATTGATTTAGCACTATATAAAAAATCTACAGGCGAAAAGTTAGGCTCTCCTGTTTGGTTAGAGCAACCCGACATACGCCAACCTCGCAGCCTTACAATTAGCGCGACCGTAGACTCATTAATTTTTTACGGCGTAAGTTATTGGCGCGTTACCTCTTTGTATGCAGACGACGGCCGGCCTAGCGGATTTGAGTGGGTAGCTAATAACCGAGTTACATATACTACTAACCAATACGGTACAGAGATTAAAGATTATTTTGTCGATGGTGATCTAGTACCTATGGCCGGTATTGGATCGCTTGTAACTTTCCAATCGTTACTACCTGGTGTATTACAAAGTGCATCTACAACTATTAGAGCTGCATATGATGTACAAAAAGCCGCAGCGGTTAGCGCTGCTACACCGATGGCGACTACAGTATTAAAAAATAACGGTGCAGATTTACCGGAGGCACAAATCCAAGGCATCCTCGCAGGATGGAAAGCCGCTAGACAAAATCGTAGTACGGCATATTTGACCTCGACTCTCAGCGTAGAAAATATTGGCTTTTCACCTAAGGACATGGGCTACGTAGATTTTTCACAATACCTCGCTACTGAAATCGCGCGCTCTATGAACGTACCGGCGTATTACATCTCTGCCGATATGAATAACTCAATGACGTATCAAAATATTTTAGACGGTCGTAAGGAGTTTGTAGCGTACTCGTTGCAACCTTACATATCTGCTATTGAGGATCGTTTATCAATGAACGACATAACAAACTCATCCAATCAAGTACGTTTTGCCGTTGATGATACGTTTTTACGTGCAGATGCTAAAGATCGTTTAGACATAATCGAAAAAATGCTCAACCTAGATTTAATCGATGTAAACCAAGCTCGATCAATGGAGCAACTAACACCGCTAGGAGATGCAAGTGCTACTAACGTTTAGCCAAGAAATCCAAGCCGCCGATACAGAGCGGCGCATCGTATCCGGACTCGTTGCACCATATGGCGAGGTCGGTTACACATCTGCCGGGCCTGTAGTTTTTGAGCGCGGCTCTATTGCTATCCCGGATGCAACAAAAATAAAATTACTATCGCAGCATCAACAAGATAAGCCGGTAGGTCGCGCTATCAGCTTTAGCGAGGCTAACAATGGTGTTTACGGATCTTTCCGTTTATCGAGTAGCACTCGGGGACAAGATGCGCTCGTACTCGCTCAGGAAAACCTAGTTAGTGGCTTATCCGTAGGGGTCGATGTAACGGCCTCTAAGCCGATGGGTGATTACCTGCTCGTCACGGCGGCCGTCCTCAAAGAGGTATCGCTCGTCGAGAGTGCCGCCTTTAGTAGCGCCGGCGTTGAGGAGATTATGGCGGCGAGAGCTGCTATCGAGGCTGCAACTAGCACAAAAGAAAAAACCACGACTATTTCTACGACTATCGTAGAGATCGAAAAAGAAACAGAAACAGAAATGGAGGAGGCCGTGACTACAGCCCCTGAAAATACACCGGAGGAAACCCCGGTAGATGCACCGGTCGAGGCTGAAAAGGTCGAGGCTGCTCGTAAGATTATCCGTCCATCTGTACTCGACTCTCAGCGAGTCCGTACACCGATTACATCAATGGCATCATATACAGAGCACAAGATCAAAGCTGCTCTAGGCGATGACACATCAAAGTTATACGTAACAGCAGCGGATGACTCTTTCTCTACAAACCCTGCATTTAATCCGACACAATACCTAACAGAGTTTGTATCTAATACTAACTTTGATACTCCTATGATTAATGCGCTATCTCAGGGATCCTTGCCCAATAGTGGTATGACGATTTCGATCCCGTCTTTGGTCACGTCGGCCGGTGGCGGTAATGGTGTTGCACCTGTAGTAACTGTCGAGGCTGAGGCCGGAGCGGTACAAAATACAGGTATGGTTACAGAGTACCTAACAGGTACAGTAAAGAAGTACGCGGGTATGAATACGCTCTCTGTAGAATTGCTAGAGCGCTCAGATCCTAATTTCTATGCTGAGCTAACTAATCAGCTACAACGTGCTTACTCACTAGCTACAGATGCAGCGGTAATCGCAGACGTAGTAGCCGGTGGCGTACAAGGTACCGCGGTAGCAGCTACGAGCGCCGGTATCATCTCTTACGTATCTACTGAGTCAGCTAATATCTACAAGAATACGAGCTACTTTGCTAAGAATTACGTAGCGGGCCCCTCACAATGGAGCCTCCTAATGGGAGCTACTGATACAACAGGGCGACCAATTTACAACGCGGCAGCTCCTATGAATAGCGGCGGCCTCTCAACTCCTACATCAATCCGCGGCAACGTCCTCGGCTTGGATCTATACGTGGATCACCAAATGGTAAGCACAACTATCGACGATAGCGCGTTTATCGTGGCACCGGAGGCGATGACGGTATACCGCTCACCTCAGGCATACATGAGCGTAAATGTCGTAAGTAATTTACAGGTGCAGATCGCCATCTATGGTTTTATGGCGACAATCGTAAAGATGCCTAAGGGCCTCGTACGTTACAACCTAACCTGAGATAGACCCTAGTAGTCGGGAGGGCTCTTAGCCCTTTGAGCCCTCCCGGCCTTTAACTTTGAGAGGAGCAGACCATGGCCGCAACTTATGTAACAGAGCAAGAGCTACGCGATAATTTGGGTATCCAAGATTTATACCCGGATAGTGTTGTAGAGGAAGTCTGCCAAACCGCTCAAGATATTCTTAACCAATTTTTATGGTTTGCATCTGCTCCCGTAGTCGGTACGACTCTACAAAATAATGTAGCTACTGTAATGATCGCTAACCCTGCAATTTTTACTACAGGACAGAGCGTAACCTTGAGTGGATGCGGCTCAACCTTTAATGGCACCTACACTATTACGGGCACTATGCCATGGAGCGCGGGTACTACTAATTTAATCCCGTCGATCGTTTGGAATAACTACGCTTGGAATTGGCCGGCAGGTTATAGCTTTATCCAATTTACTAAGGTCGCAGCTAATACAAATTTTTCACGTGTCCTACCTTATGGCCAAGCTATAGGAGCAGATACAAAGACTCAGGCCTACGCATCTACGCCGGCGGTACGTCAATGTGCAATGATCCTTGCGGTAGATATTTGGCAAGCTCGACAAGTTTCACAAACAGGCGGCGTATCGATCGACGGATTTAGTCCAAGCCCCTACAGGATGGGTAATAGCATGATCGGCAAAATCCGCGGGCTCCTTGCCGGTTATCAAAATCCGTTAAGTTTTATCGGATAATCATGCCGGCACCTATTACTACTTTACGCGCCTCACTAGCTGCGGCGTTATCTAACGTAAACGTTTGGAATACTTACAGTTTCCCGCCTCCAACTATTACCGCTAACTCTGTAATTGTTGCACCGGCAGATCCTTACCTGACTCCTAATAACAATGAGTACGTAACGATCTCGCCTATGGCTAACCTGAAAGTTATTTTGACGACACCGCTCTACGATAATCAGGGTAATTTACAAGGTATCGAAACGATGTTAGTAGCCGTATTTAATAAACTAGCGGCCTCATCAATCGTAATGAATATTGGCAGCGTAAGCGCTCCTAGCGTTTTATCTGTACAAAGTGGAGACCTATTAACCGTTGATATTAATATATCAATACTGAGTAGCTGGGAGTAAACAATGGCATATACAGAGGATGATCTAAAGTTTTTGCGAAAGATCGGGCAGATCGTAGACGA